ATAGGAGCACTATATGCTAACTCATTACCTTTTACATTTTCAATAGCGCCTACATCATCATCATCACTATTAGCTACTTGAATATTTTGACCTTCTCTATACTCGCCTTTAGGCAAAAGTCTTTCATCAAAATCTTGATTCATCTTGCCTTTAACGAAAACGTTTTTAATTTCTGGCATTTAACTAGTGTTTTATTTGTTTAGACTTGCCTTTCATTACTTGTGCAAGTTCTCTTATTTTTAACTGAGATAATCTATGCTTAGCGTTTCTCATAGCAGCTCTTCTTTCTTTTCTATATCTGTTTATTACAAACTCAGGAACAGCGGCTCTTGTAGATAACATGTGATATACTAGTGATTTATACATACCTTCTTCAGCAAACTTATGTATTTTCATTTCTGCATCAGTACCTAAACCATCTGATATGTACTTTATAGTTATTATTTTATCTTTTATATTGCTACTAAAACCAAACTTACCGTTTAACTCATCTATAGTAAATACACCATTTTCTTGAGCTGTTTCAGGATCAAGACCATATCTTAAACCTGGATTAGCTATTCTTTCTGTGTGATAGTTCTGATTAAAAAAGTAATCGTCATTATCAACGTTACCTGATATATTTTTTATAGGAAAATCTTCAAACCTTTCAACTGTAACTGAGTCTGTTGTTATTGTATCGCCTTCATCTGCAAATATATAATCATAATCAGAGTCTTGTAATATTGACTCACTAGGTCTAGAAGTAAATCTAGCAGGATATATTATATGTTCAGCACCAGCTGTATCTACCCAAGACAACCTAACATAACTTATATAGTCTTGTGGCATAGGTATACTTAAGCTTGGCCCTACTTCAACTTCTTGTATTTTTTCTACTCTACCAATGTCATAGTTAAACTCTTGTATACATCTTTTAGCATAAAATAATACTTCAGATCTTTTTGCGGTATTTATAAGTTTACCATCACCAACATAGCCAAACATAAAATTATTTACTATATTTTTTAACGATATATATCTATAATCACCTAATACTTGAGTTAATAGTTTAGCGATTATAATATCTGTTGTTAATATTTCACCAGCATTTGTTAACGTAGTGTCTATATTATTTGCTGTTATTTTACTAAATGTTATTGTTTTAGCACTAGCATCATAAACATAGTTATCTCTTGGTTGTTCTTCACCGTTTAAGGTTACTATAAAATCAGCTTCTGTTGACGGTACGTGTGTAAAGTCTACAGGAAAAGTATATACAGCTCTAGGTATACTACCATTATTAGCTCCGTCTGATCCAACAAATTTATGTTGGGTGTTATAATACTGAAATTGAGTTGTTGTTCCTAATAATCCCATATTTATTGATTTTTAATATTTGAGTTTGCTTGTATTGATTGTGAAGCAAGTTGTGTTATTTGTGGATCTTTAATTATAATACCAGCAAACGCTAATATCTGCATAACTAAAGTTGGTTGCTCTGAAGGATGTAATTCAAAGTTAGTTGAACCTTCAGTTGTGTTTTCAAATATATCACTGGCGCTAACAGTGTAAACTATATTAGAGCTACCACTTAATGTTGCTGTACCACCTTCGTTATTTAGTCCTGTAGGAAAAGTTATTGTATCACCAACTGCAAAACCAGTTCCAGGTGTAACAACAACTAATGATGAAGGTAAGTTGTTACCTGCTATAGTTAACCTAAAAGTACCACCTTTAAAATCAAGTAGATATGTATCATCATTGTAACTATTACCAAGAGTTGTGTAACCAGTTGTGGTAGCTAAAGTTTTACCTGTTACTAAACCAGTTGCAACAAACTCTTTTTCATCATATACATTTGTTCCATATGTTGCATTAGTAGTAAAACCAAACCTAGGATTTGAAGGTACTTTTATATATTGTAATGTAGATGTTGTTATAGTGGTAGGTTGTACGTGTATTGTTGTTGCTCCAGCATTTGTAACACCTTTATAATATACTGGATAATCAGCTGTTGGAGCTGTTAGCGGAGAAGATAATAGATATGGTAACTCGTGTTTATCTATTAATTCAAATATGTTTGTAAATTTGTTATCTGATAATTCTATTATTTTATAAATATCGCTTGGTAAATTACCAGCACCACCTGATAAACTTACAGTTGCTGTTTTATAAAATTGATCTATTTTTTCTTTTTCTTTTGCTGGCATGTCAGCGTAACCCATATTTGTTCTACCAACAGTGTCAAGGTTTGACATTTTATTGTAGTTAGTAAATGCAATATCTAATAAATTCATTTGAGCTTCTACAGCTATTTTATTAAACTCATCTGGTGTCATAAAACCTCTCTGCTCTTTATTTAGTATTGATAAAACCGATTTATATACTGTGTTTACGTTTATTGCCATAATTTCTTTTTTTATAGTAGTGGTCACCTATAGAGATGACCACTCTATAAATGATTATTATTTTAATTGTTTTTCAACAGACTTGTATACATCTATACCATCATCTGTTTTAAACCAAGCAGCTAATGCTGAATATGGATTTTCATCAAAAGGTACTTCTATTAATTTTCTACCAGTTGACTTCCATTTAAAAGTCCTTTGGTCTTGCGATAAATCAATTATTCCAGCTTCTACAGCTCTTATACCTTTATTTCTTACTTCTATATTATCATCATTAGCGATCTCTAAGAACAAAACTGGGTTTTGCTTAGCAAAGATATATAAATCTCGTTTAAGCTCCTTAGATTTCATCTCTGATACTCTATTTCCAACCTCTGTTCTTAATACAGCCTCAGCGTGATCTAAATCCATACCCATGGCAGCTTTCATAGCTTCCATTTCGATCTCAAAAATATCTAAATCACTTGCAGCTTCTTTTTCATTATCTACTTCATAATAGATACTGCCGTTGCCTGGGTGATATAATGATAATAATTTTTGTAATGTTACTTTGTTTTTTGGTACTGACAAAATACCATCTCTAAAAGCAATTTGTCCAACTCTTTGAACGCCTTTCATTTCGTCAACAAATACTGTGCTTTGATTTTCACAATATTTAATTTCACGTTCATATTTTTTTTCTGGATCAAACCAAAGTATGTTTCTAGATTTTATAATTCTTACAACAGGTTGTTTACTGCTTATTAGCCTATATATCCTGTCTTTTATTTCCCACGTGTCTACGGGTTTTTTTGTTTTATTTTTTTCCATAATATAATATAATTAAAAAGTTTGTATAAAATAAAAGTGCTAGGCGCCGAAGCGCCTAACTCTTTTAAATAAATATTATCTGAAGATACAGAAGTTGTTAGCAGCTTGTACTACTAAACATCTTTCTGATAGATAATGTACTTCCATTACGTCAACAGCAGAAGTAGCAGCTCCAACAGATCCTGTAATCCAAGATTTCATTTTTCTGTCATCAGCAGCGCTAGATCTGTATCTAACGTGTAGGAAAGGTCTATTAATGTTCTGACCTAATTGTTGGTCGTAAACAGTGCTTGTTCCAGCAGGAACCATTACACCTTCTACTTTACCAACAGTAGCTCCAGTGTTAATTAAACCTCTTGTAGACTTGCTATTTAAATATTTCCAGTCAGTTTTGTAGAAGTCATAAGAACCTCTTCTGAAACCAGAAAAACCTAAATTTAATGCCATGTCCTCAGAGTTGTTAAATACACCGAAGTTAGTTTGACCAGCAGCGTGTGAGTTTACACCAGCTAACATGTCATCAAAAGCTAAATTAGCAGTTCTATCTAAGAAAAGCATGTTTTCTTCAATAGCACCTTGCTTATCTAACTCACCTAATAACTTGTCAAAGTCACCTAAATCAGTAGTACCATCGAACATACCAGAATCAGAAACAATTCCTCTATCTTCGATAGCTTCAAAAAGACCTTCAGTACCTGTACCAGTAGCAGTTGATGCTGCAGCTTTAGCTACACCTTCAACGACTGACATTTCTAGGTAGTCTTCAAATCTTTTTCTTGTATCACCAGCAGCTTTTAAGTACCATAGATAACCGTTTTGTCCATCTTCACCAGATATTTCAACCCAACCGATTTGAGAAACATCAGATCCATTGACCTCATATTTGTCTTTAATAATGATTGGCTTGTTATTAAATGATTTGAACTCTGGCTCTACAGCATTAACCATACCGTCTGTACCTTTACCAAAATCAGAACCTGTAACGAATAATCTAACAACAGCAGTGTTAGCAGTTGCAATAGATGGATGATCATCTAAAAATTGAAATCCGTAAGGAGCGATAGTAGCAGTACCAGCACCAGCAGTAAGGTTTGGTGCAGCAGTTACTTGGCAAGGAATAACAACAACGTCTGAACCTGTTGTTACTTGCGCTAGAACGTTTTGACCAACTCTTAAAATATGCTCAATAGCAGCACCTGCTTCATTGTCGATACTTCTGAATGATCCCGCTGTGATAACATTGTTATCAGTTTTTACAGTAGCTTTGTAAGCTATGTGTAGCCTTGCTTGCTCAGACCAAACAACTTGGTCAGCAGTCATAGGCATTTCAGCACCTACCATACGTAGAAAGCTACCGATAGTTCTGTCGCCATATCTTTCGATTTCTTGCTCGTATAATTCTGGTAAATACTGTTGCGCCCAACCTTGTCCAGCAGTACTTGCAAGATCTAAGTAAGATCCTGTAGTAACTTGCTTTACAGCATTAGGAGCAATAATCCCTGCAGTTCCCAGGGTAAAATTCGCATTACTCATAATTGTAAGTTTAAAATGTTAATTAATAATTTTTAAGTTTAAATTTAAGCTTAGAACTATCGTCACCGCTAACTAATCTAACATTAGACTTAGTAGATTCTACACCAGGGTCAGTCTTTCTGTCCATTTTTATATTTTTGGCTTCAGAAGTCATGCTCTTGATAGCATCTGCTTTACCTTGTTCATAAAAGTGATTAGCTATAGCGTCAGCGTTTGATGCAGCGAAAATTGTTTTATGATAACCCTTTGCGTCTTTAATTCTTTTATCCTCACCAATAAATGGTTTAAATAAATTATTAATTTCTGCTTGGTTTTCTTTTACACTTTGTACATCTTTAACGTTGTAACGATATTTCTTGTCCCCAACTTGAAAGTCAAAACCTTTGAAATTCTCATTAAAAACTTTATCAGTTTCGTTGTTAAAATGTCGCCTTATATTTTCGGCTAGTTCATTAGCTTGTCCTTGCTCTTTATTATAACGGTTGAAAAAGTCTACTGCTTTTTGTTGCTCAGGAAGTAACTTTGACCCTAACTTAAGATCATCGAAATATGTCTTCTTTTTTGTTTCCAAAACATTTCTAGCTTCTGCAACAGCTTCTTTATAAGCAAGCTTTTTACGTTTAATATCCTTAGGATCATCTATACCATCATCAAAACTATATCGATCTTCTATAAGAAAATCTATTTCATCAGATGTTAAATGTCCCTTGGTTTGTTGATAATAATTTCTTAATAAGTCATTATCATCTATTTTAGAATAATCCGTATTGAGTTTAACGTAATCCTCAATCGTTCCACCAGTCTCATTCATAAACTTCACGAGTTTTTCAATGTTTTCAGGTAGTTCCATCTCTGGAGTTTTTTCTTTTTTAGTTTCTACAACAGGCTCTTTAACTTCTTGTTTTTCAACAACAGGTTGTTCAGAGTCTGTTTCGGTAACTTCTTCAAGAACTGGAATTACTTCTTCTTCTTCATTCCTTTTTTCTTGCTCGACTTCTTCATTACCTTTTTTGTCATTTTGCTTTTCTTCCCGTATGGCATCTTTTTTATTTTTATTAGTTGAACTTTGTTTTAAATCAACCTTAAAGCTGCCGTCTTCTTGCAAAGATGACTTCTTTTCAGGTTTTTCTTCTTTTGCTTCTTGTGCAGGTACTTTCATATCTCCACCTTCAGACAAAACTTCGGTATTTTCTACCTCTTGTTTTTTATTATCTTCCATAATATAATATAATTAAATAGTTAACAATTATCTTGGCTCAAATTGCTCTAAACCAAACCCATCTAAATTATCAAATCCTTTTGATTCAAAGTTTTCAGATGGTAAATCTTTTTTTCTCTGCTCTATCATTTTAGACTGTTGAGTAGCTTGTATTCTAGTACGTTCGTCTTTACGATCTTCTTTGCTACTTTCTCTATCTTTAATCACTTGTAATTCTTTGTCTTTAAGCTGCATGTTAATTTTAAATTCAAATTCCATTAATTCTTTTTTAATAGCAGCTTCTCTTTCAAGTTTACTAATATCAAACTGTGTTTGTGCTTCTGCTATTTGGACTTTAGTTTGAGCCAGAGCTTGTTGCTTTTGCATATCAGCAGCAGCAGCGGCTTGAGCAGCTTCAGAGTTAGACTTAGTTTGTGCTTGTATATTCTGCATTTGTACTTGTCTATCTCTTTCTTGTTTTTTACGTCTTCTTAATTTAAGCAGCTGATTAGCTAGTTTTAAATTTCTTATTTCACGTATATCAATAGCATCGTCAAGATTTATTAATTCTTTTTGTAAAGCCATTTGAATATTGTTTTCTAGTATAGCTTTTTCTTCTTCATCAGGTGCTAGTTCTATAAATATACCAAAGTCATGTAAATGTAATTCTTTTATTTCATCTAATGTAGCTACATTAAACCTACCTAATGAGTTTACAAATTGGTTTCTTGTGTTAGAATATTCTAATACATCTGATATTCTAAGAGATATACACTCAGCTGTTTTTAATGTTAAAAACAAACCAC